ATGTCATCGTTTAGCTTGCCTTGGGCCATTGGTCCGCTTCCAATTATCGCGACCTTTTGGGCCGCCTCAGCTTGTATCGCGACCATTTTCAATAAAGGAAAGTTGACTGGAAAGATCTTTGTATCCTCCTTCCTTTTCCCCGTCGGGTTTTTAGCCATTATCACCCAAATCGCTTTTGGCGATAACTATTCCTCTATTTTAATAATAATAAATCAGGCATGTTCTTCGCTGTTTTTCGTTCTAATATTCACATACTTAAATACTGTAAATGGGAATGCTCCGCTTCCGCCAATAGATTATAAGGATAGCGAATTATGGAAATCAGTTATTGTTTTCTCATTGATTTTGTTGGTTTTTGACGTATTTATCAGTTCATTTCCAATAAGATCTCCGTGTGATACCGGAAAGTGCCTTGCAGTAGAACTTGTTATCGGAAGGAAATCTTCTATTTTCGGGTCGTTATATTTTGCTAATTTCATTGGTGGCATTTTATTGTCTGGAATTATTATATCGACATGTAGAATTATACAGAAAAATCGACAGGAGAAAAGCTAAACTCTTGAAGCGTTGGGGACCGGGCGACTTATACAAGCCGAGAGATTACTTGCCGTACAGCTGGTTCCGTCAGCCAGTGCAGTCAATACTGCAGCGACCACGGCAACGGTTTTGCTGGCCAAGAGAATCAAAAGACCGAATAGAAGGGATCAAGTGGAAGTTACTAGCAACGACTGAGGGGGATGTTGACCGACTGACGAGACGCATTAGCCTGGCCGGAGCTGGACCTTTAAGTATGTCCTCCAACTGATATACCGCCAGTTGATCAGCAGCATCCCGCAGCCCCTTATATGACGCGTGCCGCGCCTTTCCGTCATGTGTCTAGGCTGCCCTATCGCTGGCATTGATGCGGGACCTAGCGCCGGTAAACGAACACAACAGCTGGAGAAGAACACCTTCTGCCGGTGCCCGAGCGGGACCAAGATGGCGACCTTGATGGAGAAGCTTAATTGAGTGAAGAGCGATTTCTGTTATGGGTTGCCTTTTGCTTCTTGGCCTGCCTTTGCGCTTACAGTTGGTATTGGTGCATCACAGCTTGGGATGAACGACCATTCTTCGGCCATGAACTCAAGCGTTTCATCGCGGAAATAATATAGGAAATGCCGAGAGCTAACGGTGTCTGCCCCGATCTTTTCCCAGGACACGGCATCGCGGTCAGGGTCGAGACCGGTTAGCTCATAGAACTCGCCCCAACGAGGAGCCACACCGCTGTAACGACCATGGCCGCCTACCTTATACCATTCATGATCATTGGTGCTGTCCCAGCGCCAGCGGCTGCAACCAACAAATCTCAAAGTGCCCCATGTCTCATCAAATTTCAGGCTGGTCTTGGAAAACAGGCTCAACGCCCTGAGAATACCCGTCGGCTTTTTGTCGCGCACGGGTCTATACGACCGGAAACGGACGTTGACGGAGGAGCCGTCAACTGAAACCTGGGGCTCTGGCGCATTTGGTTCGGCCACCCAACCTTGGCCGAGTTGTAGTTTATCAAACTTGAGCATGGACTACGACTAGCCGACTTGCATGACCGATTCTACTCAATTTATGAGTTCACGGCCATCGCGATGGCGGTCGGAGCAAAGAAATGATGATCCGCCTGATCCCTCAACCGCGCACCGGATGGCGGCAGATGAGGTGTTGGGTTAGGGTCAAGGCAGTAAACCTTGATCGGGTGATGGGTAGCGAGAAACTGCCGTAACAGGCAGCGCGCCGAGTCTTTGCAGTGCGGAGGAGCATACCTTCAATGACACCAGAAGAAAGAACGATTTTGAAGGCTCTGGCTCACATGTGTCTGGAGTACATGGACGAAGGCCCGGAAGGGCTCGTTCACAAGTCAATGAGCGCTGGCGAAAATGCGGTCGAAGTGTTGGCATCCTACGGCTTGGTCAAGCCGGAGCTAGGAGGCGGTTTCTGGACCGATGAAGGTTTGCGTCTGCTGGACGACGAATGGGCATCGGATCGTGCGAGTTTCCTGCAGCGCATGTCAAAATCCTGAAAGCCGGATGCTCAAGCATCTGGTGATAGGGTGGTTGGCGATACCGAGAGCCGCTATTCCGCCTGATGGGTGTTCTCCAGTGACTATTCCAAATCATAAACCGCCGCATTATCAGCAGCATCCCGTAGTCCCTTATATGACGGGTGGCGGAGCTTCCCGTCATGCGTCCAGGCCCGATACTCAATCTCAGCGACAAGCTTCGGATGGACGAAGACGGCATTTCGCTTCCGTCCGGTATCGACCGCGGGCTTGTTGATGATCAGCCGGTCCATCTGCTCCCGGAGCTCGCCCGCGGAACGTTCGTTAAAGCCGGTCCCCACTCCCCCGACATAGACGAGCTCGTTTCCCTTACGCGCGGCCAGCAGAACCCGCCCTATGCCTCCGAACGATGCCGTCGACTTCTCATACCCGACGATCAGAAAGCCGCCGCTCTGCACGCATTTGATCTTCAGCCAGTCGCCCAATCGGCCGCTCCGATAGGTGCTGTTCCTGTCTTTGGCGATGATCCCTTCAAGGCCATGCTCGCAGGCGATGCGCAAAAGGACGTCTCCGTCCGCCTCGATCTCCTCGGACAATCGAATGGCATCTTCGCCGCCGGCCGGCACCAAGCCCTCAAGGAGATGGCGCCGTGCCGAGAGTTCGGTCCCGGTGAGGTCACGGCCATCGAAATAAAGCAGATCGAATGCCATCAAGACAGCTTCCCGCGACATCCGCTTCCCGCCCCGGCCGCCAAGCGACTGCTGAAGCCTGCCGAAGTCTGACCGGCCACGCTCGTCGAACACGACGGCCTCGCCGTCCAGAATGGCCGTGCCGACAGGCAAGCGCCGTGCCTGGGCAGCGATCGCGGGGAAACGATCGGTCCAGTCATGGCCGCCGCGCGTCAGGATGCGGACGCCTGATGGTTCGATGTGAATCGCGAGTCGGTATCCGTCCCACTTCACCTCGAAGGCCCATTGCCGGCCTTTGGGCGGCTTGGTCTTGAGGAGAGCAAGGCAAGGATCGACACGGTCCGGCATAGGGTCGAGGGGAAGATTTGGTTGCGCGGGATTTCGAGGCTTTCGCGGCCGGGAGCGAACCGGCTCGCCAGCATCCCGTAGCAGGGGCTTTGGTTTCGGCGGCTTTCTCATGCCGCCATCCCATCAGCAATGTACTGAAAAGCAATTGCCCAAAATGGGTTATTGATTTCGGCGACGACGACAACATTTAGCAAACATCGGTCGACGGACGTCGATGGCTGACTCGCAGATTTGCGAGTCGACACCCTGACTGCAGTGCTGTCTTCTTCGAAAAAGGAGGCAACTATGCGATCATTTCATACAGCAGTTCAGGTTGACAGCGCTCTCTGGGCGGTCACCTTCGTCAGCGAGTTTGGCTTCCACGAAACCAGGATCCTGACCAGCGCCGAATTCATCGAGGTGATATCGGCGGAAGCCCAGCTTGGCGGATAATTTCGATGAGGCCACCGGTGCCGGATCAATATCAGCCAAAATACAAATGGCGCGAGACGTGGCCGGGAGAAGGCCATCAGGACTTCGCCGGGTTCGACGGTGAACAGTCCTTCGGCCGCATCCAATTGGACACGCTGACCAGCAGCAGGTTGGGCATGTGGAAGTGGAACGCCACTCATGTTCCATGGGTGCGAGAGCACATCGTGCCTCACAGCGGATGGGAGACAACGTCAAGGGAGGCATGCCGGAGGGTCGAGGAGCACTACGAAAAATTGTTGAAATTACACCGTCGGACGCAAGGCTGAAAAAAATCTGGCGGGACGGGAACAATTGGCTGCGCCGATCGTAAGAGTTCGGGCCGTGTAGAGATCGTTATGGCAGCCTACCATACACTTCAATGTGCGGCCCGCCGAACCCAAACTAGCCCCGCCCTACCAAGGCGGGGCTTTTTTGGCACTGCAATACTTCAATTAATCTTAAGCCAATGCCTGACCCAGGCAACAGCGCCGTCGCTGGCATAGGCGACAATACCGCCGATCGTCAGGCCGGCGAACGCGATCAAGCCCGAGATACCATAGCCGAGGGTTTTCATTTTCTTCCACTCCTCAAGAGTGGGTGCGACCGCTTCGTGGTTCTTCTCGACGGTCTCCTTGATGCTTTTGATCTCGTCGCGCAGAGTGGCATCTACACCGCTGCTGATCTCGACCACCTTATCCAGTAGATGGATCTGTTGCCTCTGCTCATCGAGGCGACGATGGATCACCGCTCGGCTTTCGCGAGCATTGTCCTTCTCGTCACCGAGATCCTCGCGAATGAGGGAAACGCTTTCCTCAATGCCTGTCAGTCTGCCTTCGACCCGCCCGAGGGCTCGGAGAATATCGTCGTTGGATGTCATCGATCAGAGGTCCTGCTACTTCGCTGCGTCGACGGCCGCAACGCAGGCAGCGCGACGGTATTCGCCAATGTTGCGGGCGGTCCGATCGGCCGACCATCCGTTCAAGATTTCTTCTTGCGTCATGTCCCGATCCGGCTTCGGCGAGAGCGCCGGTGTTACCTTTCGGCATTCCGGCGGCAGAACCACTGTCACGGTTCTTGTGATGACGATCGGTTCCGGCTTCGGGTTAATCAGGGAGCAGGCCGACACGACCACGGGAAAGGCCGATAGCGCTGCCATCAGGAAGATCCGCATTGCGTTTCCTCAATTCTTCGAGCTGCTGGGAAGCGGCGTTGACGCGATCGGCCGCGTCCGCCTGGATCTCGATCACCGCCTTGGCATGGTCGGCGATCTTCTGGTTGGCTTCGGCGTTGGCCTTCTCGATCTTCGCCGTCCATGTCTGATCGGCGAGCGCTTTGGCATTTGCCGTAGCGTCGTCGACGATCGAACGAATTTCCCGGATCGAGCCATAGGTGAGGCCCGAAATGACCAGCACGAGCGCTAGCGCGGCCAAGCCGATCGCGATCGGTTTTGACAAGCCGAACATCAGATACCCTCAAGGCAGAATTGGCGCTCTTTCTGCCGGCGCCGGGTCAAGCCGGGAAAGACGATGCCGGCGGCGCGATTCCACTTCAAAAGCGCCTCGCACCCCTCGGCCGTCTTGCCCTGGTTGATGAGCTTGATCGCACTCGATCCGCAGGCAGCTTTGACGCCGACGTTGTAGCTGAACGACGTCAGCGCGACGAAGCGCGCATCCGGTAACGGAACCTTGACGCACTTCTCTATCCCGACCGCATAGGTCTGCAGCTCCAGCGACAGCAGCGCCTTGCACTGCTCCACCGTCTTGCGGTCCCCGGGCTTCACACCGTTGGTGCTGCCGTAGCAGATCGTCCACGGCTGGCCCTGCGTGGCCGGATCCGGATAAGCATTCTGACGAAGCCCCTCGAAGCTGCCGACCAAAGCCACGGCCATTGCAGCCGCGGCGCTACCCTTCTGAAGGCGGTTTGCCATTCAAATCCCCTGAAACTTTCTGTTGAACGAAGATGCGGGCGATGATCGCCGCCACACCCAGGAGGCCGGTGATCGCCGACATGGCGAGTTGGATGTAAATGTTCTTCGCAACCCATGTGGCGGCGACGAAGGTGTAAATCGGCTCGATGATGATGCAGAGCAGTGCCAGGACCATGAAGCGCACCGACCAGGCATGCTTCAGGGTCTGCCGCCAGTTATGGACGAGCATGGGGAGTTCTCCGGTTTTGGATGTGAAAATGCCGCCCGGAGGCGGCTTGGCTTTTTAGCGCGGCCGCGCATCAAATGATGTCAGGGAGGTGGGCTAGCCAAGACTCGACATCTTCGCCCTTCGCCATATTTCCTTAACACCATCAAGGAGGGAAATATGTTTCGAGCACTAGCCGTTTCTCTATCTGTCAGTGCCACAGCTATCCTGTGCCAGCCCGTTTTTGCAGCTGACATGATCGAGGGTTATCGCCCACCACCGGCTACGCGCCATGTCGTTTACCACCCCAAAAAGGCGTATGTCAGGAAGACCTTTCACGAGTGCGGTGAGCTATTGGTGGAGTACCGCCCGCCGTACCGTCCTCACACGGAGATTGTTACCATCTGCCATCCACGCAAGTATGTCCTTACCCGATACTGACGGCCGATGTCTTCAGGAAGGCGGCAAAGCCGCCTCGATCTCATTGACCTGAGATGGCTTCAGCGACGTGCCGAATACGCCACTCCCACGGCGCCGCAGCGCCGCGTAGAATGCTTCGCGGTTCATGAATGTCTCCGGATTTGTTGAAAAGAAAACAGCCCGCCATCCGGCGGGCTCAATTGAAGAGTTTGGCGTCGACTGCTACTCTCCCGCCAGTTTCAATCTTCCATTGGTGGTCAAGCTATGCCTAAGCGCGTAACGCTGCTCTACATTCTCATTGCCGCATCCGTGATGAGCGCCACCGCCCTCGCATGGAATGCGCCGAGCAATACGGGAAACGCCTGCGAGCCTAGTGGGCGCAGCGTTGAAGGGCTTTTTGCTCCTTCTCTAACGAAGGAGTGCATCAAACTTGAAAACGTTATGCGTTGACGATAACCGGAGGTTGATTTAGCTTTTGGAGGCAAAACCCAGTGGAGAACTTTGAATGGACGAGACAGTTATCAAAATTCGCGTTGAGTTCTCCGGAGGCAGCGTCAATGGCGAGAAGGTCGTAACCATTGAGCAGGACGCCATAAAAGCGACGGAGGAGATAATCCAGCGCGACATCAGCAATTGGTTGAATGACAGGATAAATGACGCCCATTCGAACTATCTCGAAAAGCGCGAAGAGCATTTTGACCACCTCTCCGATTCATCCCGGTAGCCGCAGTCCTCAGCGAATTTCGGCAATAGGCTGATTATCTCAATCAGGCCACCACAGACCAACCTACATCGTTCCCGTTTCGGCAGAAGCGCCGAAGTTGTACCAGACGTTGCTGTTCGTTGGTCCTGAGCTTCTGGTAGCCAGCGCCGCTCCATCCCATTGAATGCCGTAACGATAAGCTACTCCAGGAGAGCCTGAACTGCGCCTGCCAACGTTGTTCGTAATGCGGGCAAAACCTTGCCCGACACGAATAATGGCTCCTCCTGAGGGCGCAGATGCGCCGAGATATGCGCAGTCGATGAACTCGTTCCCAGTGACAAACACCTCTCCAGTCGCCGCGTATATAGCCGCGTCCGATAGACCGTTAAACACATTGTTCTTGATCCGGATTTGCTCCGTTGGGCCGGATCCGGTGAAACCAATTCCTCCTCCCTGTCCGGAAAATCCCAGCATCTGAATGTCGTGGATGTCCCAGTTGCGATTGGAGCCGCCCGCCGCAGCCTCGCACTGGAAGAAAATGTCGGCGCGGTCCATCTGACCGCCGGTCCAGATGAGATTGACCACCCCTTTGCCAGTGGAGCGAAGGTACTTGGCAAAATGCTCGAAGTGCTGACCGTAAACGTAGAGCCCATCCCAGTTCCAGCTGGTATTGATGTGCTGCATGAAGTCGTGACCACCGGAAGCGTTCCACCTGTAAGCGCTTCCCGCTATCTGCAGGATGCCCCCCGATCCCAGAAGAACAATCGGGGTCGCAGATGTTCCGGGCGAATTGGCTCCGCAATTTTCGATGGAGACGTAGGTCACATCGTTTGTCGCGGACGCACCCTCGCCCAAGGCCCATCCGTTCCTCATGCTTTCCAGGAGAATATCTTTGAACGTGATATCCTGGGCATTGCGCAGATTGAAGCCTCGGCCGGAATTGTCCTGGGCAACGGCGGCGTAAAGCTGGAATCCTTCCAGCGTCATGTCCTTGGTGCGCGCCTGCGCGGCATCACCAATATTGAAGAGTTTCTGAGAAGCCGAGGTGTTGAGGAACCGCGTCTGGTTCGGCCCCTGCCCCACGATGCGGATAGGCCTTGTACCGTCCTCAAAGATCGATACCGCTGCCTCGAGCGCGATATCGCCCCGCGGCAAGATGATCTCACCTCGGCCGGCGGCCTTCGCCCGATTGAACAACGCCTGCAGGACCGCCGCATCGGTCGCCGTCACGCCGCCGCCGGTGAAGTTCAACTCTTCGGCCAGACGGTAGCTGTCGAGCCACCGGTCCTTGAGGGATCGCACCTTGTAGAGTGTGTTGTTATCCAACGAGAATGCGGACGCGATGCCCGAGACGGCGCCGGCGAGCAGCGTCATGACTTGCGAGAACGTCTTGCTCTCCCGAAGCGTGCCGGCTGCATTGTCGACCAGCATCCTGTTTGCCGCTACGGCCGGAAGATTGACCCCTGCCGCGCTTGCAGCCGCAGCAGCAGCCGAAGCCGAAGCAGCTGCGGCTGCGGCCTCAGCGGCCGCCTGAATCGCAGCGCTTGCCTGATCGGACAAGAGGCGGAAGGCAGAGCCGCCATCGACGTAAACGATCATCATGCCCGCGACCAAGCCACCTGGCGCGATCTGGTTGCCAGAGTTCGTCAGGAGTGCCTTTGCGCTCCCACCATTCTCCGAGATCGTCACATTTCCGGTATTGGCTTCAAAAACATTCGAAGTCCGGAGCACCGACGCTGAAGTCGGGATCGCCGACGTGAGCTGGATCGCGTTCGCTGTGCCCGCACCGGCATCGATCAGCTTGACGAAGCTGTAGGGAAGTTCGGCGACGCGAATCCAAGACCCTGTGCCAGAACCTCCGACCTTCATGTAGACCCCGTTCAAGGCCGCATTCGCGTCACCAATCACCCATGCAGAGGAATTCGCGGCATGGGCAAGATCCGCAAAGAGCGCTGCTTGCGAGGTGTAGACGAGGCCACCGTTACCGAGGAACGCCGAGATTATGCCCTCGATCCAAGTTCCCCAATCGCGAATGTCTGACTTCTGAGGCTCATACGGAGACGTGGCTGGGCCATCTGCCCAGATGACTGCTGCAGTTTGCGGCATTGGAATTCCTATTCGGATGTTAGACGGTGACTGTCGTTGAAGCCTGTGATGCAGACGGGATGCCGGAGCCGTTCTCGGCACCGCACCAGTATTTCCACGTGCCAGTGCCGGGAGTGTCGGCAGGGGGCGTAATCGTCTGGTTGGCGGTGACGTTGTACTGCCCGAGCAGCGTGGCAGCGGCGAAGCTCTGTCCGGTGGTCCCACGCTTGAAAATCAGGAATTTGGTGTTGTCGTTGGCTGCCTTGGCGCTGATAGCGACCGTTCCTGAAGTGTTGACGGCTGACAGATTGGTCGGAACGCCTGGCGCTACCGGATCAACGGTCGATGTCACGTTGGCCGTGATCGACCAGTTGCCATAGTCACCATCGGAAGCGATGAACGATGCCTGGATGTCCAACAGCTGATTGGACGGAACCACGTTCGTGCTCATGTCGATGTAGCCGCCGGCGGGCACGGGATTCGGAAACCGTTGTTCGATCCACGGCCCTGGCGTTCCAGATCCAGCATTTGCAAGGCGATATCGAACGACCGGCATCAGCGTTTCGTCTGCGGGATCGATGATCACCACGCGGACATAGACGCTATCGCCGTTGGGGCGGGCCTGGACGAGGTTGATCACCGGCGTGGGTATCCCCGCCGCGTTCAGCCTGGGAGGTGTGGCGGGCGGAGCACCTTCCTCGATCGCCGGGTTCCATGCGTCGATGCTCAGAGGGTGCTTCATGATATCCATGACGAACCCGCCCTGGAGAAGCGAGAGAACCGACTTCCTGTTTTCGATGATCGTCCCGTTCAAACGCGGAAGCATGTTTGGAGCCTCCAGCCTCACCCAGCGGCTGTAGACGGAATTGATACCGGACAGGCGGACGTTGATCTGTCCTGTCACCTTCTGCTGAAGCCTCAGCCAGTCGCGTTTTCCGAGCCTTCGCGCCTGGCGCCATTGCTGAACCCATTGATAGTTCGCGTCTTGCGCAAGCACGCGGCCAGAGATGAGCTGCGCCGAGGTGTCCTCGAAGAAGTCCGTGTCAGAGGTGGCATAGCCGATGTCAGGAAAGCAGAACTTCGGAATGAGGCGATTGCATTCATCCTCGAAGAGCACGTCATATTCGATCTGGTGACCGACGATGTCCGCATCTGTCAGGGTCGTGACATACTTCTCGCGGAACTTGCCGGAGATGAAGAGCAATGCCCCATCGCCTCGTTCGCATATCCAACCATCGCAGGATGCCAGAATAGCGTTTGTGGCGGCCTTCGGGTCGTTTTCGGTGGTATCGAAGCCGTTGGACTCATAGCGCCGCTCGAAGCCACCGCCGGCCAGCGGAACGAGTTCGTCGCAGACATCGGCTTCTTCCTGCCACATATCGAGGACAGGCAAGATTGCCCGCTGATAGTTACGCCTATGCCCAAACTCATTGAAGCACTGATGCCAAACCATGATCAGCGCGGAATTTCGTGTCCACTGCCAAGTGGCCGGGTTTTCCGGATCCTGCAATGGGTCGCGAAAGTCCCAGCAGAGGGCGAGATCGGCTTCGACAGAGAGCTGCGGCGGTCCATATGGAAAGGTCTTGTTCTGCCGCTCTGCCTTATCGCTAGTGCAGATCATGCCGACAGAGGCTTGGCCGTCGCCGCGATGAGCGGTGGTCCACACACCCTGGCTGGAGAGTGGCGTGGCGATCTCCCCATAGGCGGTCTCCGGGACATTGCCGAGCCGGCTGAAGATCTTGACGTTCGTCCGGTAATTTGTGCCGGAGACGATAACGCCACTCGGCTGCAGCGCCACCTCGTCATCATGCAGCCAATAACGGTTGATCGACTTGATCTTGTGGCCCACCAATGCCTGAACAGCATAGAGATTCTTGCCGGATGCCTCCCAGAGCATGTATGCGCCGCCGATCCTGTTCCGACCGACGCCCCACCAACGGTGCGGGATGGTCTGTACCTTCGGGATCTTGCCATCCTCTGGCTTGGGAGGCTTCGGCGCGAGGAGCGCCTGGATGCCGATCGCCAAAGCCGTGGTCGCGATCGCCGCAGCACCAGCGCCGAGCAATGCCGCCGTGCTCGCGGAGAACCCGATGGACGTGAAGAGCGCCGTGAACAACGGCGTGAAGATCGGATCATAAAGCGCCGTGCTGCCACGCAAAAAGCGATCCTGCCACTCCCAACGATGCTGCTCGAAATAGTGCTCAGCCTCACTCGGGACGCTCTCATACGTCGCCTTCAGGCTCATGCTGGCAATCTCCAAGCAGCGATGAATTCGGCCGGTGTCGCGCGGATGCCGGCGGGATGGATGCAGGTCCACAGCGGACCGAATCGGATGGCGCCGATCTGCGTCTCGACCTGGTCCGCCGCGGTCTCGCCGGTCATCGCCTTGATCAGGCCGATATCGCCCGTATCCGGATGCTGGACGCGCTTAGCGCCGATCTTTGCCAAGTGACTATCCATGAATGCCAGTTCGCCTCCATGGTTCGCGATGATGGCGTGTGCCTCCTCCCGCGTCCGATAGGTCCCGCGAAGATCCTCGGCCGGATCGATCCCGACGCACCTGAGTGCCCAGGAAGCCGGGAATGTCATGCAATCGTCGCCGCCAATCCCGCCCCACCTGAACCGGTGCGGAAGCGCAAGAAAATGATGGATATCCATGGAGCCTCAGCTAAATACCGGCCACTTCGGCTGAATGCCGCGGGCAAGACGTCCTGTGCCGTTGCAGAATGCATCCGTGGGATAGAGCGATCGCTGCATGGCGTCGGACCAGAGCGCCTTTGACGGGCGTGATCTCGTATTCTCCCCGGCGACGACCGCCAGGCTCAGAGACAGGGTTGCCGTTTCCCCTTCCCGGATCGGCGGACGGGATTCCTTCGGATGCGACGCGACCCCTGTCCAAATCGGAATGATGTTGCTCATCGGCTGATAATACTGGTCGAGCGTGGTCAATCCGACCTGAACCAGCTTTCCGCGCACCGCCGGGATGCTGTCGAGCATCGCCGCGCCGGTTGCCGGGTCGATGCCGGAGACAGAGAAGTCCACTGCATCAGATGTGCCGTTGACCAGCACCTCGAGCGATGGAACCCCGATCAGGCGTCCGCCACCGAGATAAACCGTTCCATCCGGGTCGATCCCGTCGAAGCCGATCGGCACATCGTTGATCCCAAACCACATATGCAGCGCCGGATCTGTGTCGATGCGAAGGAAGACGCCGAGCTGATGGCTCCCGCGCATCTCCTCGATGACCGCAGCCGGCACGTATTCAACCGAGTATGCCATTCAGAAGGCTTCCGTGAACTGGACTGTCGGGCGAGATGAATACCACCCGGAATATTCCCAGGGGATCGTCACGCCTTTCGGCAGCTTCATGACGCAGCGCGGGCGGGCGAGCTCCACACGGGTGCCAGCAGTCACGGCTTCACGAAGCGGCGGCGCCAGGGCGAGACGATAAACAGGGTTTTCCTCGTCGGTCTGGTCGATCAACTCCCATGACCTGTAAACCCGCCATCCCTTCGTTGGATGATAGATCGAAAAGAAGTCCGACCATCTGAAAACGCCCCTCGCCGCGCCGTATTCGCGCATCGAGATAATGCCGGCATTGAGGGCGGCATCCTCTGTCACCTCGCCGTAGACCGTCGCCTGCGAGTATCCAGAGCCATCGGAAAACAGAGATCCATCCGAATGAGGTGTTCCGGTGATGATCGGCCGCCGAGTGCCGCTGATCACTGGGAACGGTCCGATCTTGTCGTTGACCACAGGGACATTGATGAAGCGGAACCCGCCATTGAGACGGGCGCCGAGCCAATTCAGCACCTCGAAGCGCTCGTCCGGGCCTTCTAGCACCATTTCCGAATAGGTGGCGGTGATGATCCCGCCACCCGACGTTTCGATGCTGATCGGCTCACCAACTCCATTAACGCCGCCGTCGAAACCACTGCCAGGGTTATCGAAACGCGCCTGCTTCGGCCGCAGGAAATCCACCGGGAACATCGGCTGATTGATATAGACGGCCATCGTCAGCCCACCCGTGAATTGAATTTCTTCTGCGTATTCCCGAAGCCGCCACGGGTCTGGTCGATCTTGTCCTGGTAGAGTGCTTCCTGTGCACCCTGCCGGGCAAGCTCGCGGACATGCTCGTCACCGCTTCCGCCGTGCACGTGGACTTCCAGCTTTCGAGGCGAGGCAGACGCATTGTCGTTGCTGCCGCCCATCATCTGAGCGCTGCGGTTGGTGTTGAAGACTTGCGAGCCTTGCGGAAGGTTCACCAGTTCGGGCCCACGCTCACCAACGATCGCCATGCCGCCTGGGGCATAGTTCGTGCCATCGGCAAACAGGCCAGTGATGCCTCCGGATGCCGCAAGAGTGGCTTGCGCGCCGATCGGCTTGAAGCCTCCAAAGAGACCACTGAGCCAGCCGAACAGACCGCCTCCTCCGCCACCACCAGATGCGGCGGGAGCAGCGGGGAAGAAGTTACTGGATAGGCTCTCGCCGATCTTGCCGAGGCCGTTTCCGAAGCCGCCAAGGTTCTCGGTAGCTGATCCCAGCGCCTTGTTGAACTTGTCGACATAGCCAGATCCGGTCGTGCCCAGCACATCGGCCGCTCCAGCGCCTTGCGCCAGCGGCCGGCCGGTGAACCAGACAGACGCCGCGTCCTGCGGATTGCCGTATTTCGAAACAGACGCTCCGAAATACTTCTCGAAAACGGCGTCTTGAGCGCTCTTGCTGCCGAGGAACTCGCTCGGTGAGAGAGAACTTCCGGTCGCGCCCTTCGTCCATGATGGAATGTTCGCCCCCATCACCTGATAAGCGCCGTATGCCCGATCGCCTGTCTTCGTGGTTGGGCCGAGCGCGCCATAATTGCCGCCGCTCTCGATCGACTGGATGGCCTTGGCGTAGGCGGAAATATCGCCAAGGGGGCCGCGCGTGACAGAGGTGAGTGGAGCCTTTCCGATATTGTTATTGGCCGCGCCACCTAGAACAGCCGTTGCCACGCCGCCGAGACCGGACGCGGCCGAGCCGCCGCTCTTGCCTCCGGCGATCATGTCGGCGAACAGGTTGCCGATGCCATCGAAGAACTTTTCCCAGAGCTTTGAAGCCTCGCCCGTGATCGCCGATTCAAAGCCCTTGAGGAACGCCTTGCCGATGTCATGGCTGCCGGAGATCAACTCGCTGCTGAAGGCATCGCCAAAGCCTTTAGCAAGCTCCTTGGCCTGCTGCCCGCGCAGTTGCTGACGGATGGCATCGGCCTCTGGCGAATTAAGGTCTTCGTTAAAGCCGTAGCGGTTCAGCGTGCTCGCAACCTGCTGGTCCATCGCGCTACGCTCAGCCTGGCGCTGCTGAAAGCTGATATCGAGCCAGAAGTCAGCCTTCGCCTCCTGGGCACGGCGATATGCTTTTTCCAGATCGTCGACTTTGTCTGTCTGGTCCTCGATCTCGAAGAAATTAGGCTTCTGGCCGGGGACCGGAACGCTCGTGAGCCGGCCATCGCTATTCAGGATGGTTGGAACGCCCGGATCCTGATCGAGGTCGAGGGGCCGGCGGCCGGGCACAGGTACGTTCGATGGAATGAAATCGGACGGTCGGAAGGTGCGGCCACCGTCAGTGAAGGTTGATCCACTCACGATATCCTGAACGTTGGTGCCGCCGGCAATGGCCTTGATCCATTCCGTTCTGGCCTTCTGCGCCGCCTCGACGCCGCGGTAAATGGATTCCGTCACCTTGTCGAAAGCGTCTCGGAAATCCAGAACTGCGGGCACGCCGTACTGCGCGACAGCACTCGACAGCTCCTGTTGCACGCGGTTGAGGTCGGCCATTGAGGCCGTACCATCATTGAGCCTGTCGCGAAGATCGCCCCATGCTTGGCGCAAATCGCGGATGGTGACAGCGTTTTGCGGATCACCCTGCAGGGCACGGAACGCGGCAACGCCCCGCTTCTGGATGGAATCAAGGTTCTTCGAAAGGCCGTCCAATTCGCGGCCGGCGAGGATCTCGCCCGCCGCGCGGCCCTGCGTGAGCTTGTCCGCCCGGTCGAGTTGGTCGACATATCCCTTAAGCGCAGGAGTGGCATCACCCCAGAGCTCAGCCGCACGCCGGATGGCGTCATTCTGCTCTTCGAAAAGTTTGCTCGGCTTGCCCGTACCGCTTTCGGCGGTCGTGAAATATTGGACGAGCGCTGCAACGCCAGCCGTGAGACCGATCGTCACTAGCGACACAGGGCTGATTATGGAAGCAAACGCAGCGGCAAGGCCCGCGACAGGGCGTTCCATCGATCCGACCACGGCCGCCAACTGCGTTCCCTGCTGAAGACCGATCATCAGCGGGTTCATGCCCATGGCGGCCGTGACTGCAACGTCCTGGAACTGAAAGGCAGCATTGGCCGCATTGAAGTTCTGCCCACCGCCGCGGTTGCTGTTTGCAGCCTTCACTGCCGCTCCTGCGGTCGTCGCTGAGGTTTTCAGCCGCTCATACGCCTGACGCTCGCGATCCAGCGCCTGCGTCATCTGTTGGGTGTTGATGACGCCGATCTTGTGAGCGCGCCCGATCTCGGTGATGGCGCTTTCATAACTCCGAGTGGCCTGGGCAAGCGGCTGGTACTTCATAGTCAGGCGTTCGACTTCCATACGGAAGGCCCGGACATGCTCATCCTGGTCGGCAAGCGACTTCGCCATCCGTTCCATGGGAGGAGCGGCCTTGCTGGCACCATCAGCAGCGCGTGACAGAGATCCGCCCAGGGCAGCGGCCTCGGCTTCGAGTTTATCCGCTGCCTGTTGCGTGCGCGCAGCAGCAGACGTCAGTCTGTCGAGATCAGCAGCCGCAGACGATGCCTGCGAACTGTCAATCCTGAACCCGAGAGTGGCTTCCGACATACTGTCACTTCCGTTTGTTGGGGAAGATCGCATCGAACAGCCTGCTCGTGAGCGGTCGCTCTGACACCTGCTGTTCTTCTTCCGGCTTTTCTGTCTGCTTCGCGGCTAGCTCGCGGCGCTTCAGGTCAAGGGCAATGATGGCATCAAGCTGCCACTGTTTGAGGGTCACACCGCGAAGGCGTGACCACTCGGAGATAGCTTGGAACCCAATAGCGTTTGGTCCAAAGCCGTTGCTGGTACGCTGACAGTCGAGCTCTCGGAACCAGTACCAGACCTGCTCGCCTGCGACTGGCACCTGGAATTTTCTGCCCTCATGCTGATCGACGACAAGCCGGCAAAGCCTCTCGATCAGCTTTTGGTAAAAGAACTGCGGCGAACCGCCCTCACCTCTATCTGATCACGGATGATCCGGAACTTCGCATAGAGGTTCCTGACGTTCTCTTCCGAGAAGGGAACGACCTGCCCGCCGATCTTCGGGTTGGGTGACCAGTGCGTGGTCGACTTGGCGAGGATCGCAATCATGCGGTCGTCGGAGTCGTCGGTCGCGGGCTCCAAGCTGGAACGCTCGGCCGCCTTCTTTGCAAACTCAGCGGCAACATCACGCATGGCCTTCTGCATGCGGTCGCTGTCCGGACCAACGAAGCCGATCTTGAGGCCGATCGGCTCCCCGCGCTCGTTGAGGATATCGATCTCGATGCCCTGCTCCTGCGACTGGATCAGGGACTCGAGGCCGGAAAGGTCGGCGAATGCTTCAGAGGTCATCAAGCACCGCCTACAGGAGCCACGGTGATAACCGGGCTGTTGATCTCGATGTTGCCGGCAATCAGACGCGCGGTGTTAGCGCCGCCGCCCTGCTCGTTCGTGCTCATCACGATCCCGTAGAAGTATTTCGTGGTGGCCGTCGGGACGGTGACAGCGGTGTGGACGCCCGACTGCGTGCCGGTGGTGTTGATCGCTGCGCCGCCCGGGGTCGCCGACACGCTGAAAGCGTCGGTGGTCGGGTTCACGACGTAATAGGTCGTGCCGGCGGTGAGCCCGGTCGGGAGCGCGCCGGTCGTGCTGAACTTAACGGCGGTACCGGCAGCAAGGCCGTGAGCGGTCCACGAGATGACGCCTGGGCTGGCGATCGTCATGGTAACGACGGAAGTCTTCGGCGGCGGAGCGTCATCGAAGGCGATCTTGAACGGATAGTTGTAATCCGTGTTCTCTGCGGCGATGAGCGCGATCTGGCCGGGATCGTTCGGCAGAATGATGAAGTTGTTCTGCATCGAGCCGGCGTTGCGCGTGCCCTTGGCCTTCAGGTCGCGGCCCTGGGAGATGACGGCTTCGGTGATCAGCGTTGCGCTGTCGCCGACAGAGCCCATCGTCTGCCAGCCCTTGACCTCGGTGAACACGACAGATGCGAAATCGGTGGCGTCGACATCAGCGTCATCGGGAACGGAATTGACGGCCGGACCGATATAGATCTTGGCTCCAGCCACAGGGTAGAGTTGGGGCATGATGGTCTTCCTTCATGTCTGATTGAGCACTTGCCTAAGGTGCGATGTGGCAGGCCAATCAGGCCGGAACTTGGGGTTGGCAGTTCCACCGCGTGGTGACGGGGATGTTGTGATGCGTCTCGCCGGTAACGAGGACGCCGATTTCAGGGTCCTCATCGATGCGAACCTGGGTATCCGCCCGGAGCAGCTTCGTCCCGCGGCGGAGATGGGCGCGCAGCTGGCCGGCGAGGTTATAGCCGTCGACGATCGCCTGCCCTTTCGGCCACATGACGTTGGTGCGCATGAAGCCTTGCCGGATCGGGTCCATGACAAGCGACAGGTCGGTCTCGATCGAGCGATTGAAGTGGACTTCGACGCTGACGAACTTGCTTTGAGCCGTCGGCGTGAACGTGACGCCCGGCAGCACAATCGTGACGCCGGCAGGCGGCGCAAACTCCTGGCACCTGACGAGCAGCGCCTGGTAGATTTTCATTTCCACTGTCTCGGCCATCTGCTAACCCTTGGCCAATGGCCCATAATCACCCGCTCAGCGACGAGGAAGTCTACGACCTGATCCATCAGGCGCTGGCGTCGTTGCTGAACAAGACGGTGCGGACGAAGCACGCCCAAGACGTGCTATCGATGGCAATCCGAGACCTCTCGATCATCCAGACGGCGTTTCTGACGCTCTCCGAGGGCGTTAAGCTGCCTCAAATCGACGGCGAACAGTCGCCTCGGCCTGAATGACGATCTGCGGCCAGCGCTGCGCCACCGCGTCGACGAAGCCATATCCCGTCTGATTGAAGGTGCGGCCAAGGCTGTCAGTCCCGACGAAGCCGTAATTCATGCGGGCGGCATAGGCTGCCTGGAAGCCGAGGTAGATCGTGCTGCCGAGCTCGGCGCCGGCGATAACCATCTCGATGCCGCTGTCCGAAAAGGTCGTCTTGCCCTCTTGTATCCTTGGCATGTCAGCGGTTGATGCCATCAGCGATCGGCGAAGATTGCCGGTCTTGAGCGGCATCCGTCCGCCCTCAGCCACAGGCGTCCGAACTTCGTTGGCGACTTCCTGCGCAGCGGTCTGAAAAACCGTCTTACTTCGCTCCATCTCTGACTTCGCCCATTCCGACACCTGGGCGGCGAATGATAGGTTCTCGGTGGCCATCAGCGGCCCCGCGAGCGGGCATAGGCTTCGGCAAAGTCGAAATTGTATTCGACGTCGCAGCGGCAGCCGACGACCTCGGAAGCGCCGGCGCCGAGAGACGTGTCGCCGGGATAGCGTAACAGCGCGCCGCTCGGAGACTGGAAAGCGAGATCCATGCCCCTCACCTCTTGCCCGTTCAGGACCTCGTGCGTGTGACGGACATGCCGGTCGCCGGCCGATCGCCACTTGCGGGTGACGAGCGTGGCATCCCTGCCCGACTTCGACAGCGCCTGCTGAAATGCCTCATGCTTCGATGACATGACGGCGGTGACGGTCTCGGTTCTGGCGATCGTCTCGCCCCGCAGGCGCAGGTTCCGGTCTCGAAGGCGCATCAGCACCTTGTCGAGCGTGTCCTTATCCAGCGGCTTGCCGGCGGCGATCGCGCGCTGCACGGCCTTATCCAGCCTCTTGTCGCGCGTATTGAGCGTCAGATACTTCCGCATCAGCGCCGGCTCGCCCGACAGGAGATTGATGCGGGTGCGCTCGATAAGCTCTGCTTGGGGCCTGTTCAGCCCGATGATGCCGCCTCCCCGCTTGCCCGTGGTTGCCGACTTCCGGCCCACCAGGTCGAGAGCAATCTTGTTCGGCCCGGCCCCCTGAGAATAGGCTTCGACGATGGTCTGCCGAGCCGCTGCAACCGTCTGCTCGCTGACGTTGGTGATCATCGTCGAGGACAGATTGCGGATGTTCGCCTCGGCGCCCTGGTTGCTCATGTCCCAGCGGAAGACGATGCGGGCGCCCATCGGGTCGGACAGGCGCGGCATGTTCTGCGAAGTCAGCAGCCCGCCGGCGTCGTATGCCTGCCTCATCGCCTCGGACAGCGGCCGGAATGCGGCCGGATCGATGTGCAGCGCCTGTATGGCGCCTTCGACGTCACGAGCCTCAAGCTTCGCCACAACCTCGCGCAGTACGATCTCACTCTTGATGTCGTCGATCGCGTCGAGGAACGCCTTCTCAAGCGTCGGAGATAGCTTATCCACGAGCTCAAGAAGCTGCTGGCGAAGGGTTGCCATTATTCGGCGTCAGCGCCCTTGCCAGCCTTCTTCGGCGCCGGCTGCTCTTCTTTGAGCTTCTGCCCGACGCCGATGGTTTCGAGCGCGGTAGCCTCGCCGTCCGCAAGGTTCTGCAGGATCGAACCGGCTTCCCGGCCCTTATACTTTTTGGTGAGCAAGACGTACGTCATGTTGCTGTCCTTCCTTGGCAGATGAAGACGACGTTGACCTGGCCGTCATAGTTGTTCGGGTCTGCGGCGATAACGTGGTACTCGACCCCGCCGGCGATCGCGATGTCACCGACACGAGGCACCACTGCGAGCCCGACCGACGAGACATAGATTTGCCGGTCTGACGTCAGGATCGTTGTCCCGTTAATGTAGCGCTGCTCGTAGGTCATCGGCACGAGCTTGGCCGGGTAAAGCGTTTCCGTGCCGTCACCGCCCAGGACCGGGTCGGGAGGCGTGACGCGCTTGATGGTACCCGTCTGGCCATACTTCTCGATGAGGCGCTGCGCGGTCGACTGCAGGCGGATGTAGAGCGAGTTCACCATATTGTCCCCTCACCCTTTCATTGATTTCAAAGGCATATTTTAGCCAGCACGGCGCGATTCTGCGTCCGCTTTAGGAGTTTGGGCTTTGGCTACATCCGTTCTCGTCAGCATCTTGATCACCTTCCTGGTAATCGTGCTGGTTCTCTATCTGATTGGTCGTCTACCGCTGGATGGCCGCGCCAAGCAGATTGCTCAGGTCGTGGTCATCATCATCGGCATCATTGCTCTCCTGAAGTACATCGCCGTCTTCTAAACGACGGTGATGCCCGGCAGAACCGGGCAGAGAAAGGGCCATAGCAAGCCCTCGATGAGGGTCACGACGGGCGTTGCCAAGGCCACCATGTCCGCAACGCTCGTCGATGAAGAGGCCGCGTATTCCACCTCAAGCTGCCCGACCTTTTCGCGCTTTACCCTCGAGGAGACAGTGACCACCGGCGACAGACTGCCCGGATTGGTCAGTTCAAGGAATGCGGCCTCATATGATGCATTCTCGATCGCTACCGGGATGACGTCAGAGGGAATTGCCTCGCCATAATAGGTCGTCGCTCCGGTACGCGGCCATGCCCGATCCTGCGCATATCCGCCCGTTCGCTTGCCGCTGAAACGCGGCTCATACCGATCGATCACCAGAGATCCGCGCTGACGAGCGGCGGTTATGGCAGCCGCGTCCGATCCTTCCGGGACGACGTAACCAGCTGCTGCCCAATAAGCAGAAGCGGCCTCATTGGTGCCATATCCAGCCACTGGGCTTACTCCGCCAACTTCGCGTCGATCTTGGCCTGAAGCTCTTCTGCGGTCCAAGCGTGGTATGGCTTCTTGCCAACCACTTCCAGATAATCAGAGCGGAGTCTTGCAAGCTCATCGCTATCATCTGCCGGCGTCGACCCACCCTTCTTGCCGTTTCCGTCATGGTCAAGCGGGTCCGGCTTCGACGGCGCATCCAAGACCTTCACGGCCATGCTGGCTTCCAGAATTTGCAGATAGTCATCGTTGAATTCACCCTGCGCCTCGCCGAAGGCTGGGAGACGGATCAACCCATCTCGGCCCTGAAGGTCGTAAGGGCTGTTTGTCAGGTTCTTGACGGTGACCATGTGAAAATCCTCGCGGTTTAGAAACGCGAGCGGCACGAATGCCGCCCGCCTTTGCCCTTGGGAGATTGACTTATGCCGGCGGCTGAGAAATGCCGTCGAGATAGCGGATAGCCGAGGTGGTCAGCATTTCGACGCCTCCGGTCCGGAAGATGCCAGGCACCTGCCAGTTCAGCGGGCCGTCCTGATAGACCGGCAGGAAGCGGTGAGGCATCGGGAGATGCAGCTTCACGAACTCCTGGTCGTTCTTGTAGACGACCATACGACCGGTGCCGGTGACGCCGGCAGTGGTGGCCGCATTGCCCAGTTCGCGAACCGTGCGGATCGTCAGAGGGCGACCGGTCTTCAAGGTGTAGACGTTCGTCCGCATGATGAAAGACAGGATCGTTTCCATCGTCGTCGCGCTGTAAGGCGTGCCGGCAATGTAGTTGTACGCTTCGACGGGCAGGAAGATGCTGTCAGCGGTTTCAACTTCGAATGTTGCAAGGTTGATGCCCTGCAGGCCGATGTTGATGTCCCGGACGATCTGTGCCGGGGTTTTGGTGCCGACGCCCGCAGAGTTCACCCAGAAGGTGACCGATCCGGCACCGTCAGCCGGCACAGCGGCTGCGATGACGCCCGCATAGTTCGTCAGTCCGCCGTAGCCCTTTTCGGTGCTACCGAAGAGCGTCAGGTCGTACATGAACTTGGTATAGGCCAGACGCGCCGCCCGGGCGCGTCGGTCAGCCAGAGTGCCGCCGACGCGGATTGCAGCGTTCACTTCCGAGATATTGTACTGATAGCCAATGGCTGCCAGCTGGAACGTCTTGAGCTGCTGATCCTGATTGACGTCGGCAAGAGGAATATCCTTCGCCGCACCCGACATCCAGTTCGCCGCACCGCTCATGTCCGAGAGGTACGTCATGATGCCCGGTGCCCAGGGATCGCCCTGGGTGTCGACGTAGATCAGCCGAGAGAAGTCCCAGTCGGGATAGCGGGTCTCGTAGATCGTCTGGTTGATGCGGTAGGCCTGCGCCGTAACGAACGCGAGCGCCTGGGTGGCGTCCGCGATCATCGGGCCGCCGTTGTGTCCGAGTCCATACATTGATTGCGCTCCTTATGCCGAGACAGACGGGACAGGGCGGCGATAGCGAAGCTTGCCGACTGCACCCGAGGATCCGGCTTCATCGAACTGAGCGCCGGGGATGGTGAGGACGGTCCCCGATGCCGCTGCACCGGTCCAGACCTTGTTGGTGATGTCGAAGCGCGCTTGGGCGCCCCTCGTCACGTTGGCGCCGAGCAGGACACCGATCACGCCGCTTTCGCAGATCGGGACGTTGTCATACTGAGCATACGCATCGCCGGGACGCGGGAGGGTCGGATCAGCCTCGGTGACACCGAGAATATTCTGGCCCGTTGCCGACAGGGGAATGCAGGTGTGCGCCCCCGTGCCTGCGACTGCGGGCTGGCCGAAGCCGAGAGCCGTGGCGCCTTCCAAGGAGCGAGTGATCGTGTTCCACTCTTCCATGTTGACGCGACGGCCGACGGCATAGGCTGCGAGTGTGTTGCTGTAGGAAATAGGCATGACTTAAGCCTCCTTGCGCCAGGCGTTGAGGTCGTTGATGCTCTTGCCCCAAGCGTCTTCCGCCTTGGTCGCTGCATCGCCGGCGTTGTTCAGACCGTCCGACACCACGCGGGCGAACGGATCTGCCGTCTTCACGTCCTTGGCGATCGCCTTGAACATGCCGGTGATTTCCGCGTCGGAGGCATCCTTGACCATCTCGTCGCCGAGCTTGGCCTTGACCGCGGCACGGCGCAGATCGCTGTCGGAGACGCCCGAAACTTCAATCTTGCTATCGATGGCCTTGATCGTGGTGACCAGGGCGGCGCGGTCGGCAACCAGCTTGTCGAGATCAGCCGGCTTCGGAGCCGCATCCTTCAGCTTCTGGTTCTCAGCCTTGAGTGTGCCGATTTCCTCGTCCTTGGCGGCGATGGCTGCCTTGTGCGTGGTTTCGGCGTCGGAGAACTTGGCCGCCGAGGACTGAAGGTCCTTCATTAGCTTTTCAATGGCCGCTGCACCTGCATCGGTCGTCTCGACCTGCAAGCCATCGACCAGCATTTTACGCAGAGTGTCAGCCATGGGGCTTGTCCTTTCGTCTGCTGTCTGGAGGTTGACGGGACTAGCGCCCCACTTATTCGCACCGTCACCGATGCGAAGCTCTGCCCCGCCGCGCGCCTGATCGACGATCGCAACGTGGTTCATCTTGAAATCCGACATGATGGCGTCGAAGGTCTCGCCGGTCGGCGTGACGCCGTCGGCAAAGGTGATCTCGGCGCTGTAGCCCATTGAGAGCTCGCGCTTGCCGTCTTCCACGGCCTTGATGGCGTTGGCATCGCGCAGCATCATCGGGACACGGACGAACTCGCCATCGCGCAGCACGTCGTCACCGACCTCACCGACGGCCAGGTCCTTCCATGTGTCGGCCGATACGCCATTCTTCGGATGGTTGATCGTCACGGGAACGCCGGCATAGCTGGCGATGGCGTCCTTCTTGAAGACCTCGGCTTCGGGCCGGTAGACACGCACTGTGGCTTTGTCGTTCATCCCAACCTCGGAGCCGAGGTAGAGCTGAACATTGCCGCCACGGGCAACCCTGGCCGAAACAACGCCATAGCCGTCCGCCGTCCGACGGATTGCTCCGTCGAGCGTCAGCTTGTCAGTGAATTGCATGGGTTATCTCCCTGCCCTTTTCAGAGCCGGTTGGATGAGCGTCGCGATATCAGTTGATGCCCATTATTTGATGACGGGGTGGTGGGATTGACATCACATCAAGTCGTTGATGTTGTGCAAGAATGAATAGCCAATTCCCGCTCGACTGGCGAGCCACGCCAATCTTCGATATCCTGGTTCACATCGGTAAGACGCTAGGAACAAGGCGGCTTCACCCAACTATTTTGAACGAGCTTGGCGACGGCATCAACGTTATTCCAAATCACAAAGCCACTTTAACGCACGTATCCGGAAAGGTGCTGGGGCGCCGTAAAGGATATTACGAGATCTGTGTGGAAGGTCCCAACATCTCAGGGCGATGGAAATTTACATCGGGTGATCTTGAATTGATCTCGTCAGAATTAGCGGGCGCTAGCATCGATTGATGATGGGGCGTTGGGGATCAGGCGATGCTATCGCCGCAACGACTGTGGTGACTGTCTTCACGAACATCAGCTTGCTTTTGTGCCCGCGACGGCTTTGGTGAAATTCACGGTGGATACATCCTTTCATTGGACTCGACTTTAACGTGCGGTCATGCATCAATGCCCCACCAACCATGGGAGGGGAAAAATGGCTAAGTCACCGCCGAAAGCATCAGTTAAACCAGCTGCGAAGCCAGCCGCGCCGAAACCACAGCCGGCGGCAAAAGCACCGCCAGCAGCTAAGAAACAATCAAGCCCAGCGTTATCGACACTGGCCTCGAATATTTTGAGCGGCAAAAAGAAGGCCACCCAGGACGATGCAGCCCGCTTGGCTGCTTCAGTTCTCGGACAGGACGAGAAAAAGGGCCAAAAGTGACGCGCTTACTCACGTAGGCATCATTCTTCCGTCACCCTCGACATCCAGTCTTCGAACACTTCCTTGAACACCTCGGGCCCAAGAACGATCTCGCCCTGATATGGCTCAACGTTCGCAAGGTCCGGGGCTTCCTCGTCATATGAAATCGTGATGTGTGGCTGATACTCCGGATGATCCCATGAGGCGCCGAGTTCGACCATTTCGCGGTGACGCCACTGAAGCATGTTCGATGCGAACAGCAGCACTCGTGCTTCACCGAACTTTTCCATCAGCCGGGGACCGCCGCGGGGAATCTTGACCTCGTCATCCCAGGCGCTGCCCATCTCCATCCAGTTCACCGGCTTGCGGCTGAACGTGATGGTCACATGGAGATCATCAGTCGGAAGCGTGGTCTTGAACCCCTGCCCTTTTGCCCATGCGATGATCTCGTCGGCGTTCAGCACCTTGCGAGACACATACAGCGTCCGTGGAGCGGCATCATTGGCGGCGCGCTGCATCCTAGTTGGCTGAGCGGTCGCCGCTGCCTGTGCGGCGGCTGCGGCTGCCAGTTCCTCATCGGACGGCTCCTGCTCGCTCAGCTTGCCGTACTCCTCGATCGCAGCATCCAACCCAGGAAGGACGCCATCCTCGACGAGCCGGTTGACCAGAGCGTCGGATACGGCTTCGCGCGGGATTATCTCCTGCCCTGTTCCGGTACCGACAAGCTGGCGCGCGGCGTCGGCCGTCGTCTTAAAGATATCCGCGCGCTCCTTCTCGCTCATCTGCTCAAGCGGGGCCCACTGATAGTAGACGTCTGGGTCGACCACATCGGCAGAGCGCTCAACGCACTCGTCGAGGCGCATCATGGCAGGCTGCATTTCCAGCTCCTGCATGGACTGGATGCGGTCGTGGTAATTCTTCATGTCCGACGTGCCGGTCGAGTTCATGCCGGCCGGCGACTGGCCGAGCAGGCGAGTGACCGGGATGTCGGCTGCACCCGAGACGATCTGCAGGAACGCCATCAGGATGTCAGTCAGCCCAGAAAGGTTCGCGCTCTTGGTCTCGTATTCCTCGTCCTTGTCGAGGATCAGCGTGCCGTTGATGCCTTTCGACGTATTCGCGAGCGTGTAGCGCTCGAGCAGTTTCTGGCGATACGTCTCGTTGCCGAGGCTCGCCATGAAATCCGGGATACGGATGATGTCGATCTTGGCTTCGAACACGAGCGAGGCGATGTTGCCGGCCGTGCTGTCGGCGTTCTTGATGGCATCGAGCGTGGCTTGCAGGACGCTGTCACCCCATCCCGGCCACGGATTTCCGCTGATCTCGTCATCGGCTGGCATAGCGCCGGTGAAGCGCACCAAGCGCGATGGGTGGATATCAATCTGTAGTCCGTTGGCGCCGCTCAATTTGTAAAAACTGGGCTGCCCATACCACTCGGATTCCGGGTTTCGGTCGATCTCACCTGCCGATAACTGCCGGCGCGTCATGACGTTCAGGTAGCGAATACCGCCCTTGCCGATGCGATCGACTTCAAGCGGCTGCATTGGATCAGCGTCGCCGGTCCCGATGTAGACCGCGGCGCCCCCGAATAGCCGGCCCTTCTTGGCGGCTTCGAGGATGCGGCCCTTGACGTTGAGACGCTTCTCTTCCTCCTCGATCGCCTCGATCTGGGGCTTCTTCGCCTGCCAGTCGCGCCACTTGCGGCACGCATCAAGGGCCGGGATATCGACGATCTTCCGCGGAAGCCATGCCGAGCTGTAGGAGGCGATCAACTGCTCATCCGACAGGATGATGGGAGCATAGAAGGTGGTTGCCGCCTTGTCCCGCTCGGTTCCCATCCTCGAAACAAGGCTGGTCAGGCTATCGCGCACTAATGCGATGACGTTGGACATTCTTGTTCCTTAGATATTGTCGAGAGTGAAGGTCGACCCGGCGACGTGCACGTTATCGGCAGCTATCACCGCGTCAGCCAGGTTGTGGGACTTCACGCCGAGGTCCTTCTTGAGCTTGGCCTTCGGCACCACTCGCTTCTTACCTTCGGTCTCTACCCACCAGGGCACACAAAGCTCGGTGAACAACGCGTCGAGCTTTGCCTTGCCGATCTCAGAGGAGAACGACAGTATGTCTTCCGGCTTGATGGGCTGACCTCGCGTCACCGCATTGAAGGTCAACATCGCGCGGCGCGCCGTGTTCGCCCATGCCTGCGCCTTGAGGTTCAGGTACTCATCTTTGTTGAGCGGGCTATTCTTGTTGAAAGGGTCGCTTGGCTTGTCGCCATCCATAACGGCGCCGCCGGCATGGAATGCGTAGTGCTTTACCTTCGCCCCGTTAGCCTGATTCTGCTCGTCGATGTAGCCGCCGACGAAAGCGCCAACGCCGATAGTGTCATACGACACTGTGGCATCTGCATTCTTCGCCTTGGCCCAAACGCGCTTGGCATTCTGGACGAGCTCGTCCTTGCCGGATGACCAGTCCTCGGCATCCGTGAAGACGCCGCCAATCTTGTCGGACGTTGCGCTCTTGTCCTCGCCGTCGTCGGCAGGGTCGAAGCCGATGATGTTTCGACCGGTCAGTTCAAGCTTGAGGACGACATGGGCGTCGACGCAGGCTTCCAACCAGCGCCGCTTGAATATTGATAGCTCACTGTCACCGAGGGGCACGCCGCCGTAGACGTGCTCGAACATCTCCGGGCTGCGCTCCTGCATCGCGGCAATGTCGCGCAGAGCCTTTTGCGAGAGAAACGGGTTCTCGGTGTAGTCGATCTTGCGCACGACGCAGTGCGGCGGCACGTTGATGACGAAGTTCTTCCAGACGTAATCGGTGACCAGCTTCGGGTTGAAGAGCAGGATCGCCAGGCTGTCTTCCTTGCGGATCGTCGGGCCAATGACCGTCCACTGATCTTCGGTGAGCTTTTCCGCCTCTTCGACCCACAGGATATCGACGTCGGACGTGCCCTTGATGTCTTCAAGGTTGCGCTCGATGCCGTAGAAGATGAACTCAGCGCCCGTCCGGCGGTGAATGATCGTGGTCTTCTGGACGTCGTAGGCGGCCTCAAGCCCAAGATGAGCGATCGCCCATTTCAGTTCGGTGTACACCGAATCTTGAATTCGGTTCTGAAAGCGACGGATGCAGAGAACGCGCATCCTGACGCCGACGTGGTCGACAAGGCGAACCAGCTGGCAGGCCGTGTCTCTGGTCTTTGAGCTTGAACGACCACCGTGGAGAACCGCGATGTCCGCCTGCCCGAGGAAAACCTGCTCCCAAAAATCGTGAAGGGCGGGGTTGGTGAGGTGGGTGGTGGCGTCTAGCTCTTTTCGCTGCGCAGCACTTCCCGCCATGTTCTCGTCTCGGTCTGTATCGGGGCGCCGTCCTTGCCGGTGTGCTCGTGGCGCTCAACGAACATGCCAAGGTGCTTGCCGATGTCGACGAGCGCACCTTTCTTGTCGTGAAGTTTCAACTTGATGCCGCCGGTCGAGTTCTGGCTGATCTCGGCAATCGCGGCGGCCGTGTCGTCGTCGATGTCGTCGCTCGATACGAGCTGGACATTGTTCGTGACGACATTCTTGATCACGAGGACATCACCGCCATCGGGATTGTCTTCCTCGGTCACCAAAGTGCCCTGCCACTTGATGGCCTTGCGAATGTCGGAGAAGCCAATCTTGGCAAGCTCCTCCAGGACGCGCTCTTTGGTGATGGCGAGCTTTTCAATGGCCTTTTCGGTGGCCTTGCGCTCTACTGTCTGCTCCCACTCCAAAAGCTCGGCGACCCGTTGTCTGATGCTGTCTTTCTGCTGTAGGCGAGATGCATTTCCACGGTCTGGCTTGAAACCTGCTGCTGCATATGCGTCATCTGCTGTATTGCCTTTGGAGAGCGCCTGGGCAAACTTCTCATGCCGGGGGTTTTTTAGAACTGGCATGGATCAACCTGGGAGGATTGAATGGAAGCCGAAGACGACTTGCTTATGCGAGAGATAAATGTTTTTGCGGATCGCGCGGAAGAGAACAAGCATTCTCATGCCGACATAAGGGCGTTCAGCTAGAGGGACAATAGCTCAGAACCCTTCCTCCATGGAACAGGAATAGGTGCTATGATCACCGTAGTCGGTGATCCATCCTCGATCATCAATAGGCTCGTTCTGTCCAGATCCGGAAAGTACTTTGAGGTCCCTTCCCGTGCGCTGCAGGATGTTGTCATGCAGCGTCTTTGCTTTTTCCGGGAACGAAAAGTAGTAATAGAAGGGCGACATGCAGCCGCCGCCAGCATCGAGAGCATAGATCGGCATGCTGAACTGGGTGTATCTGCTTCCGAAGAATTCACCGCTTGTGGCGACATTTATGAGCGGCATGTCATTCGAAGTGCATGTCGCCGTTATCTTTCTTTCCATCGCCTTGAGGCTCGCTTTGGCCTCGTCTGGAATGGCGACGGTGATATTGATCGCCTTGTCATCGGCGTAATACGATATTGCTCCTTCTTTAAAGGCGCATTCGAGAGGATCTGGAAAGACTTTCTCTGCCCATTTGTCTGCCGCAATCCTCGAAGTCGGAAGAAGAACGGCGGTCGAACATAACACCGCAACCGACAAGCCCTGCAAACCGAAGAGAAATGAAAACATTTGAAATAGCCCCAAACCCGCTCGCAAGTTGCATGGTATCGGGAGATTTTCAACTATCGTATCTGCGAAAAACTTCAGCAAGGCTTCCGGTGATGGTTTTACAGCGTCCTCCTAAGTTACTGAGGAGAGCTACCGGGCTGCTCTACTCCAACATGAAATGGTGGGCCGCAGAGTTCCCGCTGGTCACGGGCCATCCCTTTGACCATGTGAAACGAAAAAGCCGCCCGGAGGCGGCTGATTTGGTGAGCGTCTTGCGCAAATCACCACTATAGTTTCTCTATAGCCAATTCGTTGTAACGGAGCAATAGGTCATCACGCGCTTTTCCGTCGATTTCCTCGGTTTGCGTATCCCCACGTGCGGGCAAGTTCGTCAAGGCCATCCTTGAGATAATCTGTAAGCGTGGTGCGCTCCCGATGCGTCTTAGCAAGCTCCTGGATAGCGTAGCCTTGGCCGGCAATCTTGCTCATGATGTCGTATGCACGCACGCCAAGCACTTCTTGCGCTCGCTTCAGTTCCATGCCTGCCCTGATCTGCCTCTCAGTCAAAGGCTCGCGAGCGCCGCCACCGTCGACAGGCTCGCGGCTATAATCGAACGAACCGGCCCCAGCGCCGCCCATCGCCTCCCAAAGCCGGCGAAACTTGTCAGCCGCTTCCTTTTGGGAATCGTCGATGAGCTTCCTAGCTGCTAGCGTGGTGATGGCGCTTTCCTTGATGTTGACGTGAGCCTTGATCTTGACGGGGTTGCTCCCCTCGCCGTCGTGTGATTTCGAGTAGTAGGGGTTGTCGACGTAGACCTGCTGGAGCTTCGCCTTCTCCGTCCAACCGTCGACCTTTTTCTTCTTTCTCGCCGTCGTTTTGTCCGCCATTTTCATTCCCTCTCGCCGCCGCTCGTTATCGAATGCAGTTTTGGATTGCCTCGGCAGCCGCGGCCGCCTTCTTCGGATTGTGATATCCGCGCTGAAGTCGACGCGTGTATGCGCACGCGTCGCACATCGGCTCGCTGCTTCCCGGATTGTTGCCTGCGACACATGCCTTGATGTACCTGGCCTTGCGGGTCTCGTATGAGCCGCAGACGCAGCGCACTACCCACTTCTGACCGTTTCCGGTGATCTCGGCAGCGACGCCCATCACCATCAACCGGCCGAGCCTCGCGCCCGTCAGATCGACATAGTCAGGCCTCGACAGCTCGTTGTCAGTCGGACGCCGGACGGCAAGCGGATCGGGGGAGTGGATCTTGGTGGCCTGGTTTGACGACCATTCGAAATGCTCTCCCCTAGCCGCCACCCGGCCGGCGACCTTGTCGCTCGGGTAAAGCGGAGCGACGGCATCCATGTCGACGCGAGCGAGACGGGTCATGCCTCACCGCCTTTCATGAAACCGTGGGCCCAGCCCTGGATGTAGTCGCAGAAAGGACATATCCAGCCTCTGACCGTCGGCACTAGTGCGCCGGTATCGCCGAAGACATTTCGGTGGTTGCCGTCACTGCGGTTTGCGCAGGTGAAGGGATGGAAGTTCCCGGCGGTCTGGTGTTTCGCAAGGTTCACGACCTCGTCGGCAGAGAAGACGGTGCTCATGCGGCACCTCGATTCACTGCATCGATACCCGGCGCCGCTCCATCGATGAAGGCGATGCGGGGAAGTGTCACTTCGGCGCCGGAGAACGTCACGCGGATCACGCGATCGGCGTGATTGATCCGCTGCGCCGGCGTCGCATCTTCTGGAAGCGATATCCTAGCCACCTGCCTCGCTGGGAACCTGTCACGATGCCGGCCGGCCATGTTGATCACGGTGTTCCTCGTCGAGCCGAGGCGTTCAGCGATTTCTCGCGCCGATATCCCGTCGGCCCAAAGTTTCTCCGCCGATGTGATCTTGTCATCTGTCCAGAAAAAACTCGTCATCGGAAACTCCTTTCGGATCGTTTTTTTTCAGCTGCGAGGTAGTCCTCGCGGGATTGGAAATTCTGCAGGTGAGAAAGGCCGTTCGTGCCCAGCTTTGGCCCCGGCGGCTTGTCGGGAGGCTTTGCTGGCTGGTCTTTCCAGCGATCATCTGAGAGCCACTTCACCGGCGAGCACCACTGGCGGTCGTCGGTCTTGGCCGCATAGGTTCGAACCCCGGCCATGATCTCGTCGAAGCTGGCGCGCTTGATGGCTTGGGAGAAAGCTTTCTCCGCCGATGGCCTTCCGGTCTTGTTCGGGTAGGCATACCAAAATCTTTCGAATTGAAGATCGTTCTCTGGCGCGCTCGCGTCTTCCGAAGGATCTGTATCTGTCTCTGTATCTGTCGTTGCAGATGCGTTCGCCTGCGTTCGTTTGCGTTCGCGCCATTCTCTCGCGCGTTCGGCGGCCCCGTCTTCGCGCTTCGGCTGGCGCTTTTCCCAGCTGGAGAATCTGCCGTCGGAGATCATGCCTTTGTCGGCCATGGCCGCGACGATTGCCTCTACCTGCTCAGGCTCGCAGCCATAGAAGTACGCTAGGCCCTCAGCGTCATAGCCCTTGATTGAGCCTCGGTCTGATGCCTGCGACGCACGGTCCATGAGAGCCCACGCGACAGCAACGGCGATACCAGGAGCGACACCGGCGCGGCGGGCTATGCCGAGCCACTTCGGATCAGTCGGCGCACCATGCCATGATCGGAACCAATCGTTCATTGGATGGTCTCCAGCCAATCGGCATAGGGAATATTGCTCTTGGCGAGATTGCAGGGCCCGCAGGCGACGCAGAGGTTTTCGAGATCATGCTTGCCGCCGAGTGACCACGGCTCCTTGTGGTCGACATGGAACGGGCCGGTAGTGGTTCGGCAGTAGGCGCAAACCTCCCCATCCCGCTCAAGCACAGCTTGGCGCAGAGCGATCGGAACGCGCCTACGCGCACCCGCACCGCAGATCTTATCAGCCAGGCTATATCTGCCTTGCCTGGCGTCAAAGAAACCAAGAAGCCGATCCTTACACTCGGCCCATTGGTTCGGCGTCATTTTCGCCCAGCGCCTCACGACCTCATGGTCGGCCGGCAGCCCGCCATTCCGGCGATTTTTCATGATCAAGAGCAAGAGTGCGCCATGCTCAACGGTCGAAAGGTCGAGCGTATGTGCCATATAGAGATCGACATAGATCTGGATGACTGGCCGCTCGCTCATAGGCAAACCTCGACGTCAATGACGGCGGCGTGCCCCTGCAGGTCATCAGCCCACCGAGCGGTGACACATTCCGCCAGGCTGTCATCCTGAACGACGCCAGCCTTCACCAACGCGTCAGAAATCGGCTTGATGATGTTGTCGATGTCTCTGGCCCGCTTCGAACGCCAATGACGCTGAGCCACGATCGAGAGCCGATACGGACCTTCTACGCGGCCTGCCCCTTGAGATTGGATCTCGGCCACCGCAGCCTTGCGCCAGTCGGAATAGCCATCGCTCTTGACGCTGATGACCTTCCCTTCCTTGATGAAGCTCTTGCGGAGCCCATTGGCAGATGGCGGCATATTGGTGATGAGAATCCGGGCAGACACGACGGCCTTTGGCTCGACGAACTGCTCACGATACTGCTTTGCTGACATGCGCTCTGTCATGATGACCTCGCTTCGTCCGCGAGTTTCAGCAGCTTCGCCTTAATCTCAGAGATGGTTGGATTCCGAAGCGCGGTTTCCGCGGGCCACGAGCAGAGGCGAAACTCAACCTTTTCGTTGAAGGCCTTTTCGATGTCTTCGCGCGTGATCATGCGAACATCTCCATCTGCCATGGCTGGAAATTTTGATTGGCGGCGTCTTTAACGCGACGGACAAGCCGATCTGCCTCGTGCCAGTCGTTGGCATCCCTGCCCTGCTTGCGAGCTGCGAAGCTCCAGGCCATGCTGTCGGCGGTCGCCAGCAGTTCTCTGACACCGGGGTGCAGGAGAGACGTTATCTTGACCCCAAAACCGTGGAGCAGAAGCTCAGGGCGCTCCCTGTGGATCGCCTGAAGCACAGCCATGATGGCGCGCGGGTCTCCCTGTCGCTTGCATACGGACCCGACACCAACCCACATCTCAGGCTTGAGGCGTTCGCCATACAACCGAACGTGATTGACGTAGTCGTGCGGCGCAAATCCCTGCAAAACCGGCATGACGTGGAATGGTATCTCGCCTTGGAAGAGGCTCTGCAATTCGTCGACGAGGGCGTCATAGCGCTCGATCGTCAGTCGCTGATGCTCTTCGATCGTCAGTCCCGTCTTGGCGAGGATAAATGGCTCGCACATGTAGTCCTGCGCGACGGCCGCCGCGATCTTGACGACGCCGCTGGTATAGAGCCGATAAAGTTCAGCTGCATATTCAGCAACCGAGTGTCGGTAGCGGCCATGCTTCGAGATTTCCGTAAAGGCACCGCTATCGACTAGAACCTCACCGCAGGGGACCTCTTTTTTGCGTCCGCGCAGCCGGTTAATGCTGATGCACGCCAGATCGAAGTGCTGCGCATCAGATGGCTGGTGAAGGCCGACATAGAACTTGACGTTCCCGCTCATGCCCGCCTCCGACCGCGCTGGACGCGCTGCTGGTGCCGGCGCTCTATTACTTCGTTGATGAGGCGATCGGCCTCAGGTGGCGTGATGCCGAGGGCTTCGGCAATACGTTCGACGTCGGGGCCATGGAGGGCATAGGCTTCGAGGAAGGTCATGCTGCCTCCCCAAGCTTTCCGGTTTCGTCGCCCCATGCCGTCCAACCCATGCGGTTGGTGCGGCTGAAAAGATCGAGCCGGTTGGCGCGCGGCATCAGGCGCTCGGCCTCGTGATATGCCTCCTCGGGCTTTTCGGAATGCTCGCGAACCTTGCCATGGATGACTGATCGCGTTGATTTGGTCAGTTTCGGCTCGCCCCGCTTGGCGATGATGAACGGCTCATGCGATCCGCGCAGGCCGTAGCCCGTCCCAAACGACACCTTTCCGTGCTTGGTCATCTTTACCCAGACGCCTTCCGTGCAGTAGGTGAAGCCCCACGCACGAACGGTTGTCAGTTGCTGCGGAAGCATCGGCGCCGTGCACCAAAGCCAGAGAGTGCAGTTGGGAGCGGCCAGATCGAGAACTGGCATGGCGTTGATCTCGTCGAGCGGCATGGTCTTGTAATGAGCCTGAGCCGACTTGCCCTCACCCTTTTCCGATCGCACCGCGAACCGCCACGGCGGATCCGCCATGATGAAATCGAAGCTGTGCGGCAGCAGGTCACCGAATGGCCATGTGTCTTGGAAGAGCCTCATGCTGCCCCCCAAGAATTTGGCCGGATCGTCCGCTTGGAACAGAACCTACTAATATACGTTTGTGAGAACCCTGCCCCTCGGAGGACGCCATGGTCAGCATTTGGGACGCGAACGTTGAATTGAAGGTAGATGATCGTGTCCACGTCATCAGGAACGCTAGAGAGGCGGTCGCATTTTTGAAGAAATACTGGCCCGACAACAGAGGCGCGAGCTACGCGACAGCTTGGAAGGTATGCCTGGACGCGGCGAAGGGCGTTGTTCCCGCTGCGGAAGCGCAGGCCGCGTTTGAGGCTGCGGCGAAGGATGCCGGCATCCTGCGACAAACGTAAGGTCGCTTCGTTCCAGGTGAGAAACTGGATCACGCCGCCTGCCCTCGCCGCTCGAGCGCCTTCACATAGGCAGCCTTGATCTCCTCAAACCGGGCGATGTCGTATTCCTTGGTTTCGATCTCGTGATCTGGGCGAGGCTTCTTGGAGCCGCGGCCGTGGTCGTCGAGCCAGGTCATGGCGGAGGCGATACGGCGGTCGAGCCATGCGATCATTTCGGAGGGATCGGTCATGCTGCCTCCTTAACGCCGAATAAAGAAATGCAACCGATAAGAGCAGGCACCATTTCAGCGAGGACCGCATGCCGTTTATTGTTGGCCAGATTTACAACCGCACCACGGATATCCACGACGTCTACAATGGGCAGCGACGCAGCGGCATCATCACGCCGGCGGACACTCCCGTAATTTTCCTCGTCAGCGGTGAGGAAGGCCATGAACACGGCTATGTAGACCGCTGGCGGCCAGACGGCGTCTTCGAGTATTTTGGCCAGGGACAAGAAGGCCATATGGTAATGAAGGCTGGGAATCGCGCTATCGTTGAGTCTTGGGAGACCGGCGAAGCCATCCACCTTTTCACATCGGTGGTAGGTGGGCTGAGATATGAAGGCGAGATGGTGTATGAGCGCCACCACATCCGCCCTGCCCCCGATAAGAAAAAAGCCATACGAGATGCCATCGTTTTCGAACTTCGGCGAGTCGGCGACGTCGCAGAAAACATCGATCATATCGACCCAATCACCCCGAATGACGAGATAGACCTGGAAGAGCTTCGTCGAAGAGCGTACGAAGCGGCTAAGCCAACGCCAGAGCGCATCCCGGCAAACCGTTCCGTTTTCTCGCGGAGTCGAGACGTCAGAGACTATGTCCTGGCACGAGCGAAGGGAGAGTGCGAACATTGCAGGCGCATGGGGCCTTTCCAAAGGGCCGACAAAACATGGTACATCGAGTGTCACCATGTTCATCGCCTCTCGGACGGCGGTCCAGACAGTCCGCGAAATGTCATTGGAGTTTGCCCCAACTGCCACCGGCGCGCGCACTTCGGCGCCGATCGCGAGGAATTCAACAAACTCTTGATCGATCGCCTTCGTTTGGTTGAGCCACGCCGGAGAAGAAAGAGCCAGAGCTAGATTTGTTGTGGGGCGCTGCATCTTCAATCTCCCATGATCCATTCGGCCCGATCGGCCCACTTATTCGCCCGCGCCCGCCACCTGGCCGCCAGCCACGCGCGCACCGAAAGCGGCAACCTTTTTGTCCAGCGCAGCCAGACGGGCGCGTAATTCCTGTTGCTCACGGTGGGCCTCCTCGATGATCGCTGCCTTGAGCGCTTCCATTTCCTCGGCATCGATCCGGCGGGCTGTCCCCTCCCGGATCGATCGAATTCTTCTCGGCGTCAGTTCTTTCGAGACCTTCGGGCGGACGAAGCGATATGCCGCGAATATCGCTCCCTTGACCGAGCCGTAACGGCTCTCCGGGAAGGCCTCTCTCAAAAGGTTTTGTGCGTAAAAAGCGTCAGTCATGACCTTGGCCCTGTTTGCCAATTCCTTGTCTTTGTTTGACAACACCTTGTCCGTCTCCTGTGCGATCAGTGGTCTCGTTCGACGGAGACTTCAGATGCACAGGACCGATACTGAAAACGACAAAGGAGAAAGCCTTGCAGGGCCTTCGCCCTTTGTCGCCGGCCCGCCGCCTGGGCATGCCGTCATTCCATTCCGCAGAGCCGACACCTCCGCCGCGTCCGGCTCTGCTGCAGGTGGCGATCCGCCGTCGCCACCTGCTAATTTCGAAAGCCTCGGTTCCGCCACTCAAGCCGTAGTCATGCGACTGGCGAATAAGCGGATCCGGATAAGGGTTGCTGGTCCCGGCGCTCGGGAGGATGACCGGGACCAGCTGTGACGGGCGGAGGGGGTAACCCGTCAATTTGAATTCGCGGGGTATCGGCTCCTGTCGCGTTCAACTTCCTCTTCCCGACTGATGCCGCCGGAGTTGCGCGCTAGAGCCATCACGGTGCAGAGGAAGAAGGCACCAACGATGAGCGCCAGTCCGAGATGACCAAGAAACATGCTCATGCCGCCCTCTCCCTGACTTCCGTTGGGGTTATCGTTGCGTCACAGCGCTCGCAGTGACGCTCAATGATTTCGGGTATCGAGAGGACGCGGTCGCATGCCGGGCAGCAGTGAAACGTCGCGAAACGAACGTCCTGCTTTTGAATTCGGCGCGCGGCGTCGATGGTCGCTGTCATGTGCATGCCTCCAACTCAGGTTCCCGAGCTACGCGAAGGCAGGAGTGGCAATGATTGCTGCCATATCCGCCGCAGTGCTCGCCCGGGTTCCGGCAGTGAGGCCGGAGAGATTTGGTGGCCGGAGCGACTTGAACGAGAGCCCCGGCCGATGCGGCGCGATGTTCTTGAGCGGTTACATGACGGCCTCCTACGCTGGCGTCGGCGTTTCCGTCGAGGCTGTGGTCTTCTTCGCGATCCTCAGTCGGATCGATCTCGGAATTGGTGGCGGGGATGCCATGTGCTTCAGCGGCGGCATCCCCTACCGGTGCGGCGGCCGCAGCCAACTGCTCCTTGCCTCCGGTTCGGCAATCGTCAGCAAAGCCGACCATCGAGGCGCGCTGACGCTCGCTGTCCTCACAGGCCCTACTAGCCGGATCATCAGAAACTGCGGCGCTCTCGTCCGCAGTCCCCTCCTCGACGTTCGCTCGGGATTCTTCTTCCGCATCTTCGCGGGCGATCATGATGTCAACAGCAGCGATCAGCGCCTTGCGGCCGATCTCGGTCTGCATGCCAGTCGCGACCAGCGTTGCGTTCATCGGCTCGTCGACGAACTCGCCCGTGATCGGGTCGAATTCTTCCTCATGCGTGTGCGTAGCAACCGGCATGCCAGACGCTCGCTGATATGCATGGAGGTAGGTGTCAAATATGCTCTCAGCTTCAGCGATAGCGCCGTCGCCTTCCTTGAGCACCCTGCGCAGATGGGCGACGAGCTTGCCCATTACGGTCTTGTCGTAGCCTTCGGCCCTGGCCTCCGCGTAAACGTCGCGGATATCCTGGCCGAGGGCGTCCTGCTCTTCCTTCAGGCGAAGAACACGGTCGATGTACGATTTGAGTTGCTTGTCGGCGGTCATGCTGCCACCCCAGGCTTAGGCGTCTCGAAGAACAGCCGATCGTTCCACTTGATCTTTCGGGCTTCCGCGGCATCACGGATGGCCTTCATCTCGTCGAGTGAAGGTGCCACGCCGTTTTCCCAGCGGGACACAGTCGCTTGCGTTACGCCCGCTAGGACGGAAAATTCCGCCTGGGTGACCTTAAATACGTTCTTCCGGATGTGCTTTAGCGCGTTCATAGCACGGATATTATGCGCAAACGCATTTTACGCAAGCGCATTTTATCCGCGAACGCATTTTTATTTATCCGCGTTCAGAATTAGCGTTCAACCATGAAGACAATTCCTGAGAAAATTCGCGCCATTATGACTTCCACGGGCTGGAAGCAAATGCAGTTGGCAGAGAAATTTGAAGTCTCTCAGTCCACCGTAAACCGCTGGCTCGCGGGTGCGGAGCCGGAAGGCCATAGGCGCGATGCCATCAACGAGGCGTATGAGCGATTGACCGACGAGTCGCCATCCTCAGGAGACAATTGGCACCCCATTCCCATCGTGGGATTTATCGGAGCTGGGGCGGAGATCATGCCGGAATTCGAGCAAGTTCCACCGGAAGGCCTGGACCAGGTCCATGTTCCGTTTGCACTTCCTGAGGAGATGATTGCGCTTGAGGTTCGAGGGGACTCTATGCTGCCTGTCTACAAGGATGGCCATGTTGTGGTCGTCTACAAGGAGCAAAAAAAGCCCATTCAAGCTTTCTTTGGAGAGGATGCCGCAGTCCGCACATCAGATGGCAGACGCTTTCTAAAAACCATCATGAAGGGCTCGCCGGTAACGCTAATGTCCTTCAACGCCGCGCCGATCGAAAACGTTGGCCTGGAATGGGTTGGAGAGATTTTCGCGGTTCTGCCTAGAACGCAGCTCAAGCGGGTTGATCGCATCGGCGGTATTCAAGGGAGCTTGAAACTGGGATGAACCCAACCACTCCATATCTCGATCCCCAATTTTCTTGGATTACACCGACCGTATTCATCGAGTTTGCGAACGATAAGCGCCTCAACCTCGCATGCAACAAATGCCCAAGTCCAAATGGATTTCTGGTGGACACCGGATGGAACGACGGGTTCATTCCAAGATCGAGCGCTTTCGCAAGCACACCGGCCAATTACGTAGACTTGGCGCACAGCAAGCACCTCGCATGCGTCCGAGTGCTTTGCACAGACTGCGGGCATCTAGATCTCTACTCGATGTACGTCGTTCAGATGTGGCGAGCTAACAAAAACGCGCGCCAAGAGAGGGGGCTCCTGTTCGATGAGTAACGACAATGTCATCCCTTTCAATAAGGGTGAGGACGCACTTGTACCTTCCCAAATACCATTGAAGTCTGGCGACGGAGGTGGCACATTCGACGATATGGAACCACGCGTCAGATCTCTCGAAGAAGACATGAAGGAAATCAAAAGGGACTTAAAAGCCCTTCTGATCGATTCCGCGGAGATCAAAGGTACGCTGAAAGTTATGCCATCCGCGGCGACGATGGGGGAGCTAAAGGGCCGCGTGGATAGCCTCCCTACGATTGGAAAACTTGGCAGCTTGATCGGAATCGCCACCGGCGTGATCGTGGTCTTGAACAATTGGTCTGCAATTAAGGCTTGGCTGGCGGGCTGATCACTCTTCCAACAACTACGCTGCCGTAAGCTAGGGCCCGTCTGGAGCGGGCCTTTTTTGCGTTTCCTCGACGACCGACAAATTCGAGAATATCCGCGAAGACTTCAGATTATTATCCGTTTGCGCATTTTATTTCTTGCGTTTTATCCGTTTGCGCATAATATCCGTCTCATCACTGAACGCCACGGCGACGAGGATGGATATGCAGCACATTCGCAACATCGAGACGGACCAGAGTAAGCGCGACGCCCGCTGGAATGCCGCTCGTTCGATCGCCGACTGCAACGCCTACATGGCGATCGAGGCTCAGTCCCATGCTCGCCTGGCAGCTCCTTTCATCGAAAGCAACATGTGGCGCGGGCCGTCTTGGCTACGCGGCGTCACAGCGGCTCGTTCGGAGCGCTACCGCTATGCCCGCGAGATCATGAACATCCGTGATGAGGATCAGCTCTATGCGTAACAAGGCCGAACGTCTCGCTGCTCTCCACCAGCTCAGCGCCGCCGAAGAGGCTAGCAGCGTCCGCTACGGGCTGAACATCCATCCCGCACTGGTCATCGCGATCAAGGATCGCACCGCCATCCATCAGCACTGGGCATCGCGATACGCGGCATACGCTCGTGAACTGATGGGGATTGCCGATGAGGATCATCTCTATGCGTGAGGCTCCATCGGATATTCAAGTCCGCCTCGCCGACATCAACCGTCGCGCCGCGCCAGTCTTCGAAGAGCACACCCGCCTCGTTGGCGCCGTCAACAAGGCGGTCACCCTCATCTTCACCGTGGCCGCCTTCGGCCTCCTCACCTTCATCGCTATCGCGCCGACTGAGCAGAGCCTCAAGGACAGCGCACGCATCGACCAGGAGCAGATCACATGGCAGAAGTGAATATTTGGGCTTGGTGGCAGGAGGCCTTGGAAGGTCGCCTTGGCGCCATCCATGACGGGGATCCACAGCAGGGTTATTATCGCACGCGCTTCAAGGATAAGCCGTGGGAGCCGGTCGCGATCTGGTTCGAGGACGGCAAGTGGCACGCCATGCGCGGCGATCGTCAGGTCGATGCCTCCGACATCTGGACCTGGTGCTGCCGGAACCCCATCACCTACGAGGCCTACACCAAGGCGATCGAGGGCGCGGGCTGGGATGACGAGCCGGAAGCTCCTGCCATAGGCCACAACCTGCCGTCCGACCCGTTCGAGGCGCTGCAAATCGAGTTCGCCGCCGAGCGCGAACAGGCTGAGGCCTTCATGAAGAAGCCGATCACGACGCAGGCCGAGGCCGACCGTGCCGCGATCTGGTCCAAGCGTTTGTCCACGATCGCGAAGAAGGCAACCGACCTGCATAAGGTCGAAAAGCAGCCACATCTCGATGCCGGCCGCAACGTCGACAACAAGTGGCGCGAGCTCAAAGAAGAGCCGGACGCAATCAGCAAGAAGCTGAAGCGCCACATGGACGCGTTCCTGCAGGAGGAAGCGCGCAAGGAGCGCGAACGCCAGGCGGCGGCGCGGCTGGAAGCCGACCGCATTCAGCGCGAGGCCGATGCCGCACGCGTCGCGGCGGAGAAAGCCGCAGCGAAGAACGACAACGATGCGGCGGCCGTCGCGGCGCAGAACAACGCCATCGCCGAAGCCGAGCGGCTTGCTGCACAGGCAGCGCAGGCCGAGCGCGACGCTCAGGCCCGCAATGCTTCGGCTGGCCGGACCGGCGCAAAGGTCTCGCTCCGCACCTTCGTCTTTGCCGAGATCACCGATTTCGATGCGCTCCTCATGGCGTTGAAGGACCGGGCTGAGATCAAGGAAGTCGTCGAGACCCTTGCCAACCGGGCCGCACGCTCTGGCGTCGAATTGGCCGGCATGGCGATCCGTTCCGAACAGAGGGCAGCATGATGACCGAAGCAACTCCCCGCGCCATCGTGGCCGTCAAGTTCTCCTGGGAAAAGGGCGACAAGACGTACGACTATTTCGTCGACTTCCCCGTCGAGGTTGGCCAGCGCGTCTATGTGCCGACCAAGCGCGGCGAGGCAAAGGTCGAGATCGTTGAGATCAAGACGGAATCCGAAATGGCTTCGGTTGCCGCCCTTCGCCCGGTCGAAGACCTGCGCACCGATGAAGAGAAGCAGGCCAAATACCGTAACGGACAGCGCAAGTACTCGGAAGATCGGACGTTGCTCGATGAAAAGGGCAATCGGTCGATCTTCGATGACGTAGATCGATAGGAGAGCCCAATGAACGCCCCGGTGAATTCCGAAACACGTATGCCTGCCCTTATGGTCGGCGGCTCTGTCAATGCCATCATTCCTCAGTCGATCGAGGAGATGTGGCGCGTCGCCAAAATGGTAGTCGTAGGCGGCTTGGCGCCTAAGGCGCTTGTCGGCAAGAAGGCAGGCGATGAGGCGATTAGTTCTGTCGCCATCGCCATTATGGCTGGGGCGGAACTCGGGCTGCCTCCTATGGTCGCCCTGCGCAGTTTTACGGTGATCGGCGGTCGACCGGCGCTTTACGGCGATGGCATCATCAATGTGGCGCGCCGTTCCAGAAAGGCCGCGAACATCAGCACAGGGTACATGGCGAGCGCTACCAACAAAGCCATGCTCGAACTTGGCGTGCCGAAATGGAAAATCGACCTGTTTGAGACGAGCGATGAACGATCCTTCGGCTGGTGCAAGGCTAAGCGTTCCGATACTGGCGAAGAGAAGATCGAGATATTTTCGATAGCCGACGCCAAACGGGCAGCGCTCTGGGATGAGCGCCCAACGGTGAAGAAGCAGGATTGGAATACGAAGGCATGGAGCGATGTTCCGAACGAGTCGCCATGGTTTCGTTATCCGCAGCGCATGTGCGCCTGGCGTGCTGCTGGTTATAACCTCCGCGAACTATTCGCCGATGTTCTCGGTGGCATCACTGACGAATTTGAAGCTCGCGAGATTGCTGGTGAATTCGGCATGCGCGACATCACGCCGCCAGCTGAATCTGTCGAAGCCAAGCCCACACCGCCGAAGCCTCCAAAACCGCCTGCCCCGCCGTCCGCCAAGACGATCGACGCCGACCCGATGCCGGAGCAACCGGCCGGCGAGAGCGAGTTCTCGCTCGGCGATTATCTCGACGAGATCGAGACGGCTGTGGCCGGCGCGAAGGACGAGGCTGATGTCGAGGAGATCTGGAACGATTTTGATGCACCGGCCGTGCTCGAAACGGAAGGTCACGACGACATGATCGAAGCGGCGTTCGCCATCAAGACGCGCCGCCTCGCGCAGCTCTCCAGCCTGAATGGTGGCTGAGATGAGCAGAGCGCTTCTGGTCCTTGCAAACGAACACTTTCGTCAGAAGGCGATCGATTGGATCCGTCGCGCGCCGGTAGACACCCGCGTCGAATTCAAAGGACCGAAGCGCTCCCTACCCCAGAATGATCGCATGTGGGCCATGCTGACGGATCTGTCCGTGCAACTCGCATGGCACGGCCAGCGCCTGGCGCCGGACGACTGGAAGCTCGTCATGCTCGATGCGCTCCGGCGCGAGGCTCACGAGCAGCTTCGCATCGTCCCGAACACCGACGGTACCGGCTTCGTCAATCTCAGCACGTCGTCATCTGATCTGTCGAAGGACGAGATGACGGCACTAATCGAAATCATCTTTGCCTTCGGCGCGCAGCACGGCGTCGAGTGGTCAGAACCTAAAGGGAAAGCGGCATGACCGAGACCCGCATCGCTCCGCCCTTCGAAGGTCAGCAGTTCACCAGCCACCAGGAATGGGTGAACAAGGCCCGCTCGTGGCTCGCTAGTCACCCACGCTACAACAACACCGAGCACGGCGAGAAGACTGGTTGGCGCGGTCACCACTTCACCGCCATGTGCTTCGACAGCTTCGGGCGTCGCGTGACCAATGGCGGAGACTTCCGGCGCGCTGAGGAAGAAGGCGCATTCCCGGTCTGGTGGATTTGGCCGGATCAGATTTGCGAGCTTGTCGCTCGCGGCCAGGCGGTGCCGGCATGATCGACTGGCAGAAAACCGCTTCCAGTGTCATCGGCGAGGTTCACCGCAACCTGCCGGCCGACGCCGACCTCGCAGCCCGCAAGAAGGCGCTGCGCGCCGCTTGCCCTTGGGAATTCGCTTCGACGAGCTGGGGCAAGAAGGTCTGGGCGAAGCACTCCCGCAAATATCTCGAGAAGTTCGGCCTGCCGCCACTCAAGGCGAAGGCCGTCGAAAACCACCTGTCGCCGCTTGAGCGGCTGATGGCAAAGGCGAACGGCGGGCAATCATGAACCGGGACTTCTCCCACATCCACATCATCCCGACCTATCGAGGCGGCGACCCGGCGCCGACCGGCTATCTCGAATGGCATGAATGGGCCCGCGTCCAGCTTCGCGCCGGCCTTCGCCAGCAGCGTTGCGGCAAGTGCAAACTCTATAAGTTCCCTCAGGAGCTTACCGGCGAGACCTTCAATCGGAAGCTGATCTGCAACGACTGTTTCATGAGCGGAGGCACCGATGCGGACCGTTGAGGAATGGATTGGAAAGACTGATGATGCCGCTGTTCCGCCGCGCGTCCGGCTGCGCGTCTTCGAGAAGTTCGGCGGCATCTGCCAGCTTTCCGGCCGGAAGATCCTGGCAGGCGACGCCTGGGACCTGGATCACATCAAAGCCCTGTGGCGCGGCGGCGAGCATCGCGAAAGCAACCTGCAGCCGGTCCTGAAGCAGCCTCATCGCGTGAAATCCGGCGAAGAGCAGACGGAACAGGCAAAGGCCGACCGTGTCCGCAAAAAGCACCTCGGCATCTGGCCTCAATCGAAAGCGAAGATCCGCGGCGGCGGTTTCAGGAAGACGAGGGATATCTGATGTGGATGGGAAGGAAGCAATGAGCGATCTGCTCATGACGCGCCGTGTGGTATTCTCTGGATGCGGCCTCTACCGATACCTGCTCGAGCACGACTTCGGTGGCCGCGGCCCGGTCATCTCACTAGGGATGGTCAACCCGTCCGATGCTGACGACAAGAAAAACGACCACACCATGACGAAAGTGGACGGTTTTGCCATTCGCCTCGGCGCCAGCAAGGTCAAGGTCTGGAACAAGTATGCATTCATCGACAAGGACGTGACGGCGCTTCGAACGGCATCCGATCCGGTTGGGCCCGAGAACGACGCCTATATCTCTCAAGCAATTCGTGACGCCGATATTCACATTGTTGCCTGGGGGCCGCTGTCGAAGCTCCCGAAGCCACTGCGCAGTCGCTGGCGATCGGTCGTTGCCGTTCTTTCGACAGCCGGCGCCAAACCGATGTGCTGGGGAACAGCGCTCGACGGTCACCCACGTCATCCGCTAATGCTGGCCTACGCCACGCCGCTCGTTCCTTGGGAGGTGCCGACATGAGCAAATTCAATGAGGTCGACATACGGAACGCCGCCCTTGAGGAGGCTGCGAGGCTCATCGAGGAAGGTTTCGACCGCCTAGGCATCGCGAAGAAGCAGGACACTTGCGCTCATGGCAAGTTCGGCTGGGAAGACTGCGAATCTTGCGCTGCGGCTGCGATCCGTGCGCTGAAGGCCGATCCTGCACCAGTCCCCGCCCCCAAACCCTTCACTTTTTCGGATCCAGCCCGTCAGGTAGAGCATGAGCGGATCAGGGCGCAGAGCAAAGGGAGGGAGGGATAGATAATGGGACGCCGCGCCGTAGCCTTTACCGAAGACTCCGTCTCTCGAGCCATCCGGGCCGTGAAAAAGGCCGGAGTGGAAGTCAAGACCATTCGCGTTGAACCCAACGGGGCGGTTGTGATTAACGGGGAAATCGGGGAATTCACCGAAAAGCAGCTTGAAGAAAGCGCAGGTGGTTACCTCTGATGGAGGACATGCCCCGAAAGAAATACCCCTATACGCTTCGCGAAGTCGATGGAAACGGCAATGTCCGCTGGTATTTCCGCGTCGGAAAAGGGAAGAGGACGCGCCTCAAGGGCGAATGGGGGTCCAAGGAATTCCTCGCCGATTACAAAAGGTGCATGGCTCAAGAAGACGCAGAGCCGGAGCCCACCCGACACACCCTGCAATGGCTCGTCGACAAGTATCAGAACAGCGCCGCGTTCAAGGGGCTAAACCTATCGACCCAGCGGGCACGATCAAACGTCCTGAAGGCCGTTTGCAAAACGGGTGGGAAGATGATTCTCTCGAGGATTGATAGGGCTGCGATCGCCGCCGGCCGCGACCGCAGGGCCGACACACCTTTCGCCGCGATCTCCTATTTGAAGATCATGGGCTATCTTTTTGCCTACGCCGTTGACGCGGGCATTGTGAAGAACAACCCAGTTCGCGACGTGAAGATGCCAAAGGCAAAAACCGAAGGTTTCAAGCCTTGGGATGCGGGCGATGTCGAGAAGTTCTATGCGACCCACCCTGAAGGGTCACAAGCACGCCTTGCCATGGACATGCTGTTGTTTACCGGTCTGCGCCGGTCGGACATCTATCGGATCGGTCCGCAGCACATCAGGGGTGACGTGATCGAGTATCGCGCCAGCAAGAACGACGAGTGGGTCTATATCCCGATGCACCCGGATCTCAAGATCGTGCTCGAGGCGGCGAAAACGAAGCATCTTGCCTACCTGGTCACGCCAGTTCATGGCCGCCCATTTAAGAGTGCGGCCGCATTCGGAAATTGGTTTGGGGAAATGTGCGCCGAGGCGGGAGTGGAAGGCCGGGCTCATGGCCTGAGAAAAACGCTTGCCCAGCTCCTGGCCGAAAGCGGCAACAGTAACAGCGAACTGAAGGCCCGCTTTGGCTGGAGAAGCGATTCAATGGCCAACCATTACACGCGGAAGGCCGACAAGAGGAAGCTTGCTATTTCGGGCGCTGCGAAACTGAACGAGAACAGCCTAACCCCTCAAACCAAATCCGATGAGGGTTTCGCGCCTGAAAATAAAGCAAAAACAAATACTTGA